CCTTTGGCTTCTTGGAATACCAACTTCGTTCGTAGAACTGTTGTCCGTTTTGAAAAGGGCATCAAAGTAGGTATGTTGGAAGAAGCTCGTGCAGCTCGTATCCGTATCAGCACTTCTGCTGAAAAACGTGCGTCTGCAGCATTGTCTCTCGAAATTCAACGTAACCTCGTTGGTTTCTACGGTTTCAACAACGGTAGCAACTTGACTTACGGTTTCTTGAATGATCCGGGCTTGCCAGCATACGTTACTGTTGCTGCGACTGGTACAGGTGGCTCAACATTGTGGTCTACAAAGACTTTCTTGCAAATCGTTGCTGACATTCGTGTTGCTGCAGCTCAGTTGCAAACTCAGTCTCAAGACACAATCAACCCTGAAGATGCAGAATTGACTTTGGCATTGCCAACCAATTCATACCAATATTTGTCAGTTACTTCTGACTTTGGTATCTCAGTTCGTGACTGGTTAAACAAAACCTATCCAAAACTGCGTGTAATTTCAGCTCCTCAGTTGAACTTGGCTAACGGTGGCGCAAACGTGTTCTACCTCTATGCTGAGCACGTTGAAGATGGCGCAAGCGATGACAGCCGTACATGGGTTCAAGTAGTCCCAGCTAAATTCCAAGCCCTAGGCGTGGAAAAAATGGCTAAGGCTTACGAAGAAGACTATGCCAACGCAACTGCTGGCTGCTTGTTGAAGCGTCCTTACGCTGTTGTTCGTTACTCAGGCATTTAATAGATAGGGCGGTCTTATGGACTGCCCAATCTAGCTGATGTAAGATAGGATAGACGGGAGAAATCCCGTCTTTCTAAACATCAAAAAGGATAACGAAAATGGCTAAAAATTATGTGTTTTCAACACTAGCGAACGACCAAAACTATACGAATTGGATCCAAGGCGGTGCTGACGTTCCTATTAAGGGACATTCTGTTCTCATCAAAGGTGGGACAGGCGTAGCGAATGATCGATTGATTACTCCTTTGGGCGTATCAACAGAGATTACTGATTATGACCTTGAGGAACTTCAAAAGAACCCTTCATTCAAAGCTCATGAAAAAGAAGGTTTTGTGACCGTAAAAGCCAAAAAAGCGGAAGCTGAAAAAGTGGCTGCGGACATGAACCTAAAGGATGAATCTGCTCCATTGACTGACGCAGATTATCAAAAAGAAGACGGTCCAAAAGTCGGAATTAAATAAAAATGACATCCATTACACCAACCTACAACGATGAGGCGTTTCGGAACCAGTTTCCTCAATTTGAGAATACGACACTGTTTCCTCCTGCTCAGTTGGAAAGTTGGTGGACTATGGGTACTGCGTATATCAACATCGACAATAACTATCCTTGGAATTTCAATACCAAGCAGCTTCAGTTAGCAATCGATTTGATGTGCGCTCACTTGGCAGCGTCTTTTAGCCTTATTAACAACGGTGTGCCTGTTGTTGTCGTTCAAGGCTCTGCAGAGGGATCTGTTAACGTTTCTCTAGTGCCTCCTCCAGCTAAAACTGCATTCGGCTGGTGGCTGGCAACTACTCCTTATGGAAACCAGTTAAGGGCTCTATTGAGAGTGGTCGCTAACGTAGGCTTGTATATTGGTGGAAGTCCTGAAAATCAAGGATTTCGTAGAGCTGGCGGGTTCTTTGGATGAAACAACTCAACCTCGACAAGATCAAGATTGCGCTAGAGCGTGTTCCTGAAGAATTCGAGGGCATGGTAGCTCAAGTCGGTTTTCCTTCGGGCATCAACTACGAAGATGGTACTTCCGTTGCTTATGTAGCAGCAATACAAGAATTTGGAGCTCCGGCAGTTGGAATCCCGGCTCGTCCATTTATGCAGCCAACAGTCAAAGAAAAAAAAGACACTTGGACTAAAACTATTGAAAAAAGCATTCCCAAGGTAGTTCTTGGGAAAATGACTGCTTTTGACGTTTTGGATTTGGTGGGAATTCAAGCTGCTGCGGATATTCAAACAAAGATTTCAACTATTTATTCACCTCCTAATGCGCCAGCAACAATCAGGAGAAAAGGTTCATCCAAGCCATTGATTGATACTGGGCTTATGCTTGCATCGGTTCAAAATGCGGTCAATAAAACTGGGTCAGAATTTACTGGGAAAGGCTCGTAATGTTTAATGTTAGAGCTCTTGCCAACAAGAATATTCAGATCACAAACAAAAACCAACAAATCAACTGGATACAGTCAAACGGTTATGTGACCGATGACGCAGGGAAACGCACCCCTAAGACCATAACTTTGACAGTTGATGCTCAGGTACAAGCTCTTAGTGCAACCGATTTAAAGCATATTGACGGGCTCAATATCACAGGCGTAATGCGCTCTGTTTATATGTACGGCAATGCTGCTGGCGTGGTCCGAGTGGATCAGTTGGGCGGGGATATTTTGGTATTTCCTGAAGTTCCCGGTGGCTGCAATCGTAACTGGCTTATCACTCAAGTCATGGAAACATGGTCTGATTGGTGTCACGTTATCGTTACCCTTCAGGACGATTAATCATGTCAGCAACTTTAGATATTAATGACCAAGACGTATTTCGAGCGTTAGTGGTCTTTTTTAACTCCTTTTTACCTGCGGGGACTGAGGTAGTTCAAGCTCAAGATAACAGAGTTCCAATGCCTAAAAATGGCTTTGTGACCATGAATAATACGGGAATGGATCGATTATCATTTAACGTTGATAGCTATGATTCACTTTCTCAGGGTAAGTTCATTCTTACCCCCACCCAATATTCAATGCAGTTAGATTTTTATGGTCCGCTTTCTCAAGAGTGGGCTATGCAGACTATGGCATTGTTTCGAGATGAGTATGCAACGGAGATTTTCCCGCCAAATATTCAGCCGTTGTATGCGGACGATCCAGTCCAAATTCCGCTTATTGATGGGGAAGCCCAATATGAGCAACGCTGGAAATTGGTAGCGAGTTTACAATACAACCCAATCCTTTCAACGACTCAACAGTCTATGATTGCAGTGGATATTGCGCTTGCTCCAATCGATCAGACATTTAACCCCTAGGAGAATTTATGAGTACCATTCCTTTTTCGCAAGTAGTCCAAGTCGTACCGTCAGTTTTATCGGCTAATGGTGTAGCAGTTGACCTAAACGGTCTCGTGCTTACTCAAAATGCTGCTGCTCCTTACGGTTCAATTTTAACTTTTGCAGATGCTGCAGGAGTTCAACAATATTTTGGTGCGAACTCTACTGAAGCTGCTATCGCAAACGTTTATTTCAATGGATACCAAAACGGGACTCAACTCCCCGGCACTTTATTGATGACTCGTTATCCTGAGACAGCGATTGCTGGCTGGTTAACTGGTGGATCATTGGCTAATATGACCTTGGGTCAGTTGCAAGCTTTGACTGGCACTTTGTCGATTACTGTTGCTGGCGTTGTTCAAACTTCAGGAACCATTAATTTAAGCAGCGCAACAAGCTTTAGCAATGCTGCTTCCATTATTCAAACTGCATTTACAACTCCCGGCTTTACAGTAACTTATAGCTCTACTAGCTCATCTTTTGTATTTACAACAAATACAACTGGCGCAACTCAAACTATGAGTTATGCAACTGGCACTTTGTCTGCTAGTTTAATGTTGACTCAAGCCACTAGCGCAATTTTGTCTCAAGGTGCTGGAGCTGCAACTCCTGCAGCATTTATGGCTGGCATTTTGACTCAAAATCAAAACTGGGCAACATTTATGACTGCTTGGGAAGCTGTTCTTGCTGAAAAAGAAGCTTTTGCACAATGGAGCAACTCTGCTGCTCCACGTTGGTTATATGTATGTCAAGACTCAGATCCTAACGTTTTGGTAGCTTCTAGCACCACTACATTCGGTGATTATTTGCAACAAAACCAACTGATCGGTACTTGCCCTATTTTTGGTGATTACACTCATGCAGCTTTTGTTTGCGGATTTGCAGCTTCTTTGAACTTTAATCGCCTCAATGGACGTGCAACACTTGATTTCAAATCACAATCAGGTCTCGTTCCTTCAGTAACTAATGCGACTCAATACGCTGCGGTTCTTGCTAATGGATACAACGCTTACGGTGCTTGGGGTTCAAACAATCCAGCAAACAATGCTAACTGGTTCTTCCCCGGATCTGTTTCAGGTAAATGGTTATGGGCTGATACCTATTTGAACCAAATTTGGCTCAATGCTAACCTCCAGTTGGCTATGGTTAACCTGTTGACTCAAGTTGGCGCAATTCCTTATAACTCAACTGGTAACGGCTTGATCTACTCTGCTGCTCTTGATCCAATCAATGCAGCTTTGAACTTTGGTGCAATTCGTGCTGGTATCAACGTTTCTGCTGCTCAAGCTGCTGAAATTCAGTATGCTTTAGGCTTTAACGCTGCTCCTACCATTGCTTCTCAAGGTTTCTACTTGCAGATCGCTCCAGCTACTGCTCAGACTCGTGCTGCTCGTCAGTCTCCTCCAATCACTCTGTATTATCAAGATGGTGAGGCAGTTCAGCAAATCGTTATGGCTTCTATTGCAATTCAATAAGGATAAATTATGTCAACAATAACCTCAGCAAATTCGGTCCTTTCATTAGCGATCAATAACTATTTCCCGGTCCCTCAAGTTATCCAAGGCTATGCAGTGGATGATGCTTTTGAAGGCGAAGCCGTACAGCAATCTGAAATCTTGATGGGCGTGGATGGCAAGCTCAGCGCAGGTAAAGTATTCGTCCCTTATAAGATGACTATTCACCTTCAAGCTGATAGCCCAAGCGTTTTCTTATTTGACGCATGGCGCAACGCACAAGATGCTGCAGTTGATGTCTTCTCAGCAAGTGGATCCATTACCCTGCCTTCAACAAGTATGGTATATACTTTGCAAAACGGCTTTTTGACCTCAGCGACTCCGTTCCCTGCAGTTAAAAAGACATTGCAACCACTCGTTTACGAGATTACTTGGCAGCGCATTATTGGCGGTCAAATCTAACATGGCAGCGATATAAAACATGGCACGAAAAGAGTCG